GGTGAGACTGAAATGACTACTGGTCAGCTCAACCTTACACCTAAAACTATCGGTGGACACACTGACGTAACTCGTCAGCTATTGATTCAGTCGTCTATGGACGTTGAAGCTATGGTTCGTGATGATCTGTTGCAGAGTCTTGCTCTTAGCATTGACTTCGCTGGCTTGGCTGGTGACGGAACAGGTGGCGCTCCAACAGGCATCAAGAACACGGCAGGTATTAACACCGCTACGTTTGCCGCAGCTAACCCCACGTTTGCTGAGGTGGTTGAAATGGAAACCGCTGTTGCTGTTGATAACGCTTTGCTGGGTAACTTGGGTTACATCATGCACTCCAGCATGGTTGGTGCTCTAAAGACTACTGAGAAAGCAAGCGGAACAGCTCAGTTTGTTGTTGAGCCAGGTGGTACTGTCAATGGTTATAAAGCTATTCGTTCTAACCAAGGTGCTGCTGGTGATGCGTACTTTGGCAACTACAGTGACCTTATCATCGGATTCTTCGGTGGTCTGGATATCTTGGTTGACCCTTACACGCACAGCACTTCAGGAACCATTCGCGTTAACGCTATGCAGTCTTGTGATGTTGCAGTTAGACACGCAGTATCATTCTGCTTGGGTTCTAATTAAGTAGAAAAGTAACAAGTATCCCACCCCTTCGGGGGTGGGTATTGTTGGGAGATTAAGATGGCTTATATTGTACTAAAAGATTTAATGCTTAAAGGCAAGCGATTAAAAGCGTCAGAGGTTATTACAGAGATTAGCCAAGAAGATGCTACCAGCCTTTTGGCCATTCGCCGCATTGAGCCGGTTGAAATCGTTGAGCCTGTTCAGGCAGTTGATAGATCAGTTGGGCTAAGTGATGAAACCAAGCCTAAAAAGCGAGCATCTAAGAAAAGGGCTAAGTAATGCCTGTTGAGACCGATATTGATAGATCAATAATGCTCGTAGATTTTGGGGTGGCCTGTTCCTATACCCCAGTGGGTGGTGATGCAAAAAGCATTACAGTAATACTTGATAATGAATACTTTGCCGCTGATGGATCAGGCTCGTCAGTGGCTTTTGCTATGAGGCAGCCCAAGGTGTTGTGTCGGACAGCCGACCTAACTGGGGTTGTGGAAAATGGGTCAATGACCATTGAGGGTGATGACTTTACAATCAGAGTGGTCATGCCTGATGGGACTGGTATGACAGAGCTTATGCTAGAGGAAGCCTAATCGTGGCACATGTTCGCAAACTCATACGCGATAGGGTTGCCACTACGCTAACCGGCTTGTCAACCACTGGCTCAAATGCGTTTAAGACGCGAGTCTATCCCATAGCTAAGGCTTCATTGCCTGGCTTGTCGATTTATACCAAGGATGAGTCCATTGAGCATGTAAGCATGAGCGTGTCAAGCAGCTCACCAAGATTACAGCTTAGGGACTTAACCTTAACAGTTGAGATATTTGTTCGCGGTGTTACTGGCTACGATGACACGATAGATCAAATATGCGAAGAAATTGAGGAAGCACTAGAGGCAGACTCAACATTGGGCGGTTACGCTCAAAGCGTATCCGTTAATGGCTTTTCAGCGGATTTTATTGGCGAAGCAGACCAGCCGTTAGGTTTCGCTTCATTGACAATTAGTGTACAATATCAGACGAGAGAGGGCAGTCCTGATAGTGCAATTTAACCAGAGGTATTTAAGATGACAACTCATGTAGGCAAAGGCGGTGCGGTGTATTCAGGCGCAAACGCTGTAGCAGAAATTAAGGATTGGACGCTAGAAACAAGCTCGGCTGTAGTCGATAGCACAACTATGGGCAGTGATTGGGTAACAAACAAGCCAACACTCAAGTCATGGTCTGCTTCGTTTAACGCAGTTTGGGACGACTCGGATTCAACAGGCCAAGGCACGTTGGTTGAGGGTGCGGAACTGACAATTAAAATCTATCCCACGGGTAACACCACTAGCAACATTGAGTGGTCTGGAGCGTGTATTGTTGAATCAGTGAGCAAAAGCGCAGCAGTTGATGGGCTTGTTGAGGCATCCTTTAGCGTTACAGGCAACGGTGCAATGACGGAAGGAACAGTATCGTAATGGCTGGTTTAATTGATCAGGCTGTTGCTCACTTTAGCTCAAAGGCAATTAGAGAGCTTGATGTTCCTGAGTGGGGTGTCAAGCTGTTTGCTAAGAATATGTCCCTTGATGATAAAGCTAAGTGGTTTGCTCGCGCTGATGGTGATACTAGCGATTACCTAATATATGCTTTAATTTATGGCACAACAGACGAGAAAGGTGAGCCGGTATTTACTATTGGAGATAAGCACAAGTTACGCAACAATGCTGATCCCGATGTTGTTGGTCGCATTGCAAATTGGGTAATTAGCGCCGAAACCGATAGCGAGGAAATCAAGGGAAACTAATAGACGGTGACGGAAAGCCGACCGAGCTTTATGTTATTTTTGAATTAGCCGACCGCCGCCACCGACCCTTGCAAGAAATTTTAGATATGAGCGTCAGTGAATTTAACTACTGGCTTGCGTTTTATGGAATAAAGTTTGGAGATAAAAACTAATGGCGGGAGGCTTAAAGCACAATTCAACTATTGCTATGAGCATCTCCGCAAAGGATGAGGTTTCTCCCGTCCTTAATCGCGTAAATCAGAGCTTTAAGAATACCAAAAAACAAACCAACGCACTGAACCAGCAGTTTCGCTTTATGCGAGGCGGCATGGGTCAGCTGGGTCATCAAATACAAGACGTTGCCGTTCAGCTTCAAATGGGTCAAAATGCGCTTCTGGTGTTTGGTCAGCAGGGTGGCCAGATAGCGTCTATATTTGGTCATCATGGCGCAGTAGTCGGTGCTTTTTTGGCTGTTGGTGCGGCAATAGCCACATCACTACTCCCTAGTCTATTTAAAACTTCTGAGTCAATGAAGGAAGCTGAGGAGTCAGCAAAAGATTTAGCTTTAAAAGTTAATGAGCTTGCTGGGGCGCAGCGAGACCTTGCGGCTATTCAGATGGCGCAGAAGATGCTGGAGGTTAGCGAAGCTATTTCTGATCAGCAGGACAAGCTGGCGGGATTAGCTGAAAAAGTCGCAAATCAACCAGGTTTATATAGAAATAGCACTAAGGCACAAGAAGAATACTCTAATAGTGTTGCTGAGGCTGTTGCTTTAATTGAAAACCTGGCAGAGCAGCAGGAACTTTTAAACCACATTAATAGTGGCGGCACAGAGGCGGGAAAGAAAAAGCTAGATCAGTTGGATGAAGAGATTGCCTTTTATGGGTTAGCTTCTGAGGCCATTAATATTTACAAGATTCAGGCAAGCAACCTAAGTAAAGACGAGAAGAAAGCGGCAACAGATAGAATTATCCAGTTAGCCTTGTTAAAGAAAGCCGAGCAAGATCGCGTTGAGCAGCAGAAAGAAGCTGAAAAGCAAAAGAAAGAGGGATTAAAAAACCTAGAGGCCACTATGAGGGCGCAAGATGCTCGCCGCGCTCAGGCAGAAAGAATTGCCAAGGCAGAAGAATCTAGGCAGAAGTTAGGCTTGGAGCGCATAAAAAAATCACTCAAGACTCAAGGGCAGTTGCTAAAGGATCAGTATGATATAGACAAAGAGTTGCTTGAGAAAGCTGTTGAGGATAAGAAAGAACGAGATAATTTGCTGTTACAGCTAGAGGCTAAGTATCTTAGTGACGTTGCTGCGCTAAAGTTAAAAGCAGCCAAGGCGCTCGAAAAGCAAAAAGCTGAAGAGATTGCAGATGCCGCAGAGCAGATGCGAGAGCAGATACGACAGCAAGAAGAGGCTATGCGAGAGTTTAAGGACACTTATCGTCCTATATTTGACGAGCTTGGCGATGGGTTTGTTGACGCTATTACAGGTGCGGAAAACTTTGCGGACTCAATTAAGGCGATGGCGAAAAGTGTAGTAGATTCGCTGTTGCGAATTGCCGTACAAAAGTTAATCATTGACCAGTTATTTGGTGCGTTTACTAAAAAATTTGGGCCAAGCGGAGGGCAGGACGGTGTCGGAGACCTTGGCACGTTGAATCAGAGGGGTGGCATAAACAATATTGGCAACATTAGCTTTGATGGCGGTGGCTTCACCGGCAACGGAGCCAGGTCAGGCGGTCTTGACGGTAAAGGCGGTTTCATGGCTATGGTTCACCCGCGAGAAACCGTTGTTGATCATACAAAGGGTCAATCCACTGGCGGTGTGACAATAGTTCAGAATATTAATGTCACAACAGGCGTACAACAGACTGTACGCGCTGAAATTGCCACACTAATGCCTCAGATTGCTAATGCGGCTAAGAACGCTGTTGCTGACTCGCGCATGAGAGGCGGCTCGTATGGCAAGGCTTTGGGAGCATAACTGATGCCGTTAACTTTCCCTAACGTAGGAATTACCGATCTAACCATGAGGTTAAAGCGCGTTGTATCTGTGTCTGAGTCTCCATTCACGCTTGACACACAGGTTTACACGCACCAAGGCGCACGATGGGAGTGCGAGGTTACATTGCCACCGCTGACTTATACAGAAGCAAAGCAGGTAGAGGCGTTTATTATCGGGCTTAAAGGTCGATCTGGGACGTTTACCTTTGGGAATCCCTTGCATACCAGCAATGCAAATGCAACCTTGGCAAGTGCGGCAGATGCGAGGGACGAAACGCTAGACATAGCGGTAGGTGGTTCGGCTGTTGATGCTGGCACTTATTTTCAGCTCGGCAATTATTTGTATATAACCACTGCCGACAAATCTGCGGGAGCTGGGACGCTTCACTTTCAGCCACCGTTGAAAGAAAGCATTGCTATCAGTCAGGCTTGCGACTTTACGCAACCTAAAAGCCTATGGCGTATGTCCTCAAATGACATTGGCTGGTCAATAAATCAGGCTAGTTTGTACGGGTTTACATTTGCGTTTGTGGAGGCGTTGTGAGGGGTTTATCAAATGATATGCAAGCGGCTGTTGAATCAGGCGAGGTCAGGCCGGTCTTTTTGGTCAAGATGGAGTTTGATAGCGGCGAGGCTATTGAGGAGCTGCATGTATGGACTGGTAACGGCAATCTCACTTATTCTGGTGATACCTATACTGGGCTTGGCGATCTTTTATCTATTAGCGAAATTCAAGAGTCCTCCGAAATACAAGCGACAGGAATTACGGTTTCGCTTACAGGGGCTAAAACATCGCTTGTCGCACTGGCAAAAGATCAGGATTATCAAGGCAGACCGCTAACGCTCTACTTTGGTGCATTTGATGCGGCGGGTGACTTGATTGCTGATCCAATGGTTGCTTTTAGCGGCCTAATGGATGTAATGAGCATTACGGAGGCTGGTGAGTATTCCACGATTAACATTGCAGTAGAGAGTCGCTTAATATCTTTAGAGCAGTCAAGAATAAGGCGATACACAGACCAAGATCAGAAAATTGATCATCCCACGGATAAGGGATTTGAGTTTGTTACGTCCATAGTAGAAAAAGAAATATTGTGGGGTCGCCCAACACCATCCAGTTCTGGCGGGACTTCTGGCAATAGCGACAATCCTCCAAGGATGCATAATTGATTGTGTTAGCACATGAATCACTGGCTAACGTGAAGCCTGACATGATGCCGCTTTTAGATTTGCATTGGGCTGAGACTGAGCCGAATCAGGAGACTATCTTGCTTAGTCCAGATTGGGTAGAGTACGCTCGATTGGATGCGGCTGGCATTTTAAAGATATTTACAGCTAGGCTAGGGTCAGAGTTGATTGGTTATTGCGTGGTTATGGTGTCCAAAAGTATGCACCACAAAGATCATGTATTTGCTTCAACCGATGTTATTTATATTAAACCGGCTTACAGAAAAAGCGAGGCGGGATCAAAACTGATTCAATACGCCGAGCAACAGTGTAAAGCGTTAGGCGCGTCATTGATGACGTTAAACATGAAGGTTGATTATCCGTTTGATGGTTTGATGAATAGAATGGGCTTTAATTTATTAGAGCGAGTTTATCACAAGTGTTTTTTGTAAGGGGCTGAAATGGCAACGGCAATTATAAGCGGGATTATTTCAACGGTTGGCGCTGTCATTGCGGCCGGAGGCTATACGGCTTTTATAAATGCTGGGTTTACGTTATTCTCTACATTTGCCACATTTACGGCTTTGGCGGCAGTTAGCCAAGCACTAGCTCCCAAGCCAAGATTAGGCTCTCAGCTTTCAGGTCAATCTGTAATGACGCGAGAGCCGGCGCAGTCTCGCAAACTCGTTTACGGTAAAACTCGTGTTGGCGGGAATGTTGTCTACTTAGAATCTAGCGGCACTGATAACAAATACATTTATTTAGTGATGACCGTTGCAAGCCATCAAATTGAAAGCTATGAAGAAGTTTATTTCAACGATGAAAAGATATGGGAAAATGGGTCGTACGTTGACATTCCAAGCGATGACGATGATTCGCTTGATTGGGGTAGCTTTGCCAGCATTAGCTTTTACGATGGAACACAAACCACAGCAGACTCAGGCTTGGTATCTGCCTCGAATAAGTGGACAGCAGATCACAAGCTGTTGGGCGTAGCTTACATGGTTGTTAGGCTGACTTACGATCAAGAGCAATTTGCACAAGGCTTACCGAACGTGTCAACGGTGATCAAAGGTAAGCCGGTATACAATCCATCGACTGACGTCACTGAGTGGACAGACAACACCGCGCTATGTGTTTATGATTATTTGCGTGACAGTCAGGGTCTAGGTGCTTCGGTAAGTGAAATATTAACATCATCGGTTACTGATGCTGCAAGCGTTTGCGATGAACCCGTGACATTGGCTGACGCATCGACACAGGCTAGATACACTCTCAACGGCGTTGTAGACACCGCTAACACCATTCAAGACAATTTGGAGCAGATGCTAACGTCCATGATTGGCCGCATTACTTACGTTGGCGGCAAGTTTGAGCTGTACGCTGGGGAATACGTTGCTCCCAACGTCACGATTGACGAAAGCATGATCACGGGTGAAATAAACGTGCAGACAAAGCAATCACGCAGAAGTATGTACAACGGTGTCAAAGGGGTGTTTTTATCCGCTGAGGATAATTACATTTTGGCAGATTATCCCGCGCAGATTTCAAGCACGTTTGAAGCTGACGATGGCGACCCGCGCTATCTTGATATGACTCTACCGTTCACAACGCACCATGCTAGAGCGCAAAGAATTGCTAAACTAGCGTTACTTGCAAGCCGACAGCAAGAAGCAATTAATTTTACCTGCAACCTGAACGCGCTTAAATTTAAAGTTGGCGAAATTATCTACGTCACAAATGAGCGACTTGGCTACAATCAAAAAGAGTTTGAGGTAATAGACTACCGAATGAGCTTTGCGCCGAATGGCGGTATGGGCGTGTCAGTTCAAGCCATTGAGACAGCAGCAAATATTTGGGATTGGACTACCTCAGACGAGGAAGTATTTTTAGGTGCGGGTGAGGTCGATCTTTACGATGGCTCCGCGTCTGCTGCACCAACAAATTTAAGCGTGGTCGGTGATTCTTTTGTCACAGCAGATGGCGCTTTTAACATAGCGTTTGATGTTAGCTGGGACAGTGTAGACGATGCGTTTAACGATCATTATGTGGTTGAGTGGAAACTTTCAGGCGCGTCTACCTACTACCAGCTAGAAACTAAAACCTCACCCGCAACCATTGTAAACCTGCAAAGCGGTCAAACGTACAATATTCGAGTTAAGGCGATCAATGAGCTAGGCAGGGCTTCGCCTTACGCTAACGCCACGCCTGTAGTTGCGGTCGATGCGGTTGCGCCATCTGTGCCTACGGCTATGAGCGTTACAGGCTCGTTTAAGACCATTACGGTATCGTGGACGGTTCCGTCTGAAAAGGATTTTTCGCACGTTGAAATCAAGCGGTCTAATGATTCAACTGAGGGTAATGCAGTATACATAGACAGGAGTAGCGGTGAGTCGTATTCTGATTCAGGGTATACGGCTGAGGTAACGCGCTACTACTGGTTGCGGTCTGTTGACAGGACAGGTAACGCCTCTGCTTGGGTGTTGGCTGGTAATGCTACCTCAACGCTTATTCAGCCAGCCGACCTTGCTGATGGCTCGGTTGATCTCGATATATTGTCTAGCAGTCTGCAAGGCACGATTGCAGCCAAGGCCGAGCAAACAGACGTTGATCAAATCATTGACGAGGTTCAGGATACAGGCAATACGCTAGATACCATTGCTGAGAGAATGCTGACGCTTGCAACTACTCAAAATGACACGCTTGGCACAATATCTGATGCAGGGATTACGGTTGACCCTAACACTGGCGCTGTCACAATACAGGCCGTGGAAGGTTTGCGAAGTACGCTAGAAAGCCAGATCAATACGGTGTCGGTTGATTTGGATGCGGCTGAGGCAGAAATAGCGCTCAAGGCATCGACTACCTACGTCAACAACAGCATCGCGGCTGCGGTCTTGGATTCGGCAGACCTTGCGTCACTGAACGCGCTTGAAGCGCAGATTGACCAAGCCGAAATTGACATTGATGGAAACACGGCGGCGATTGCGTTAAAGGCAGACTCAACCACGGTTTCAGGAATTAATGTTAGGCTGACAACAGCAGAGGCAGATATTGATGGGGCTGAGGCGGCTATTGCGCTAAAGGCAAGCTCCACTGATCTCAGTGCGCTTGATACAAGGGTGGGCAGTGCAGAGGTTACGCTAAACGCGCTTGATGTTCCGAGTATTACGCAGACGATCATTGACAGCCGAACGCTCAAACAAGAGCTTGATGATTCTGCAATCACTACGCTGCAGGGCTTAATGAATGCCTACAAAAATCAGGATGAAATACGCACAGACTTGGCTTTTGCACAGTCTGGAATGTCGGCTCACGTTAACGAGTTAAGGCAGGCTACGGCTCAGGACAAAACCGAACTGGTTGCACTCATTGACGACAACAAGGCCAGCATCTTGTCAGAGTCAACCGCCAGAGCTGATGCAGATGCCGCGCTGACCACTACCGTAAACTCATTGACCGCGACTGTAAACGCAAACTCTGCAAGCATTACGACAGAGCAAGCTGCAAGGGCTGACGGAGACAGCGCGTTGGCGGCTGACATAACTAGCTTGACGGCTACAGTTGAAGGTAATTCGGCCACTATTACAAGTAACCAAGAGGCTAATGTAAATTCGCTGGGAACGCTTGAGGCTCGCTATGGTGTAGCGCTTGATGTTAACGGCTACGTTACCGGCTTTGTGCAGAATAATGACGGAAATTCTGGTAGCTTTGTTATTACTACCGACACGTTTAAAGTAGTTGACCCCGATGGGGGTGCTAGTCAGTCTGGTGTTGAGGTTTTTGTATATGAAAGCAACAAAGTAAAGTTTGGCACTGATGTTGAGGTAAACGCTGGTGTTATCAATGTTGATGATTTAGCGGCAATTAGCGCCGATTTGGGGTCAATAACGGCAGGTTCTATTGATGGTGTAGACGTAAAAATTGGCTCAGGTAGCAGTGTATTTAAGGCCGATACAAACGGTATTTATTTGGGCGATGAAACCTTTGCAAGCGCAGAGTTTAGGGTAACCCCAGAGGGGGCGCTTACAGCAACCTCTGCAACTATTTCTGGCGACATTACTGCTACAAGTTTAATTTTGGATTCTGGCGTTACTATTGGGGCAACAAATTTAGATGATGATGTTGTCGATGGTGCGGCTTTGGGTGCTACGTCAAATCAGGATTCAACCTCTACCATCTTAAGCGGAAATCTAACAGGCACAGTAAACAACGTAAACGTCTCAACCGTTACCGATGGCGCTCAAGCGGGTGCAACTGCTTTGCAAGACGAGGACGCGGGTGTCAATCTTGGTCTGACAGGCGGCTCCATAGCCGGAATTACTATTGGCTCTAGCAAGTTATTTGAGGGTACTGGAACCTTTAATAATGCTAATACTGGATTTTATTTAGATAATGCTGGTCAATTTAGCCTAAAAGATAAGCTATCATTTGACGGATCAACTTTGTCGGTTAGTGGCGACATTACTGCCAACAACCTGAATGTGACCAATGCAACGGTTACAGGCACGTTTGATGCAAACAACCTACCCGATTTGCAGGATATTAACGGCGAGGTTGACACTGATAACATCGCTGATAATGCCATTGAAAACGATCAAGTAGCGCCTAACGCGATTACTGCCACAGAAATAAATGTTGACAATCTTTCCGCTATTAACGCCGACTTGGGGGCAGTTACAGCGGGAACGATAAACAACACTACCAACACACCAACAGCGGGTCAAGCGCCGACAGGCTCACAGTCAGGCACTGCTATAGATTTGGCGGCTGGATCATTTACGTTTGGTAATGTTGCGTCATTTTTATACTTCAATACTACTGATGGCTTGGTGCAGGGCGGTTTAACGCCGTTTAATGACACTGTATCTATTTATTATCAAGGGTCGTCTGCGCCATCATCTCCAAGTGATTCTTCGATGACGTACACGAACACAGGTGCTTTTTCGTTTACCACTAACCCGCCTACGGGCTGGACGCTTGGCATACCTAACACAACTGACAATATTTACGTTGTACAGGCCGATATAGGCAGAATTGGTGCAGGAACCACAACAGCATCGTGGGGGGCGGTAAGTTTGCTGAGAGCTGCAACAGTCACAGAAACATCGCTAGAAACGTCTCCCGCGTCAATTTCATTTACTTATGCTAGTGCAAGCGCAACAAGCCCGAACAGCTACTCTAGTGGGTACACTGTTACGGCTTCGGGTGGGTACACTCATTCGGTTGGTATTAACGCAAGTCCAGCATCGGGAACGTGGGCATCGCTTGGCGCCAGTTCTATTACTGTGACAGAAACCAGCGGCGACACTGGTCAATTTACAATTAGCTCTATCACTTACCAGACCAGTCCAGTAATGAAAACTTGGAGTTGGACAGTTACCCACACCTTATCAGGGGCGACTGTCAGTCAGTCAACTAACTCGATAAATCCGTCTATTCTTTAGACTGACATTTTTTACATTAGCCAAAGAATGATATACTTAGAAGATAACAGAGGTAAAACAAATGGCATGGTATGACACAGGCACGATAAGCGTTACTAACGGCTCCAGTGCGGTCACTGGTAGCTCTACGCAATGGATCACAGGCGCACAGGTGGGCGAGGCAATGCTTATTGCTGGAGAGCTGTACGAGATTTCGGCTATTAACTCCGCGACTAGCATCACGCTGGGCAAAAACTATCTTGGCTCTACACAAAGCGGCTTATCGTATGAGATTGTGCCAACGCAATCACTGGTTGCCGACCTTGCATCCGATGTGACTGACTTAATATCGGATTATGCCACTATCGCAAATAATGCCGGTGCAGGTAAGTTTAACGATGGCACAGAAACAAGCCCAGGCATAACATTTAATCAAGATCAAGACAACGGGTTTTACCGAAGTGGCTCAAACACATGGGTCGCCACGGTTGGCGGTTCTGACACGGTGGAGTTTAATTCTACAGGAATTGACGTAACGGGTACTTTGAGTTCTGATGGTTTGGCTGTGGACACAAACACTCTAGTTGTTGACGCTGTTAACAATAGGGTGGGAATCGGGACACCTACGCCTAGCACAAGTCTAGATGTTAATTCTGGTACTGATAATACCGTAGCAACGTTTGAAAGCACAGACTCAATAGCCGTTGTTAAGTTTAAGGATAACTCTACATCAAACTATATAGCGACAGGTGCTAATGGGGATGACTTTGTTTTTTACAACGGCTCAGAAGCTGCTCGTATCGACCAAAATGGTAATCTTTTGGTGGGCACTACTTCTAGTATTGGGCTGGGAGATACGTCAGGAAATGGGGTACACGCTTACGGTAACGGTATGAATATAAAGCGAGAATGTACAAGTTCCACTCAAGGTTTATTGCACTTGAACAACATAGGAACCGCTGGCAATGTCGTTGAGTTCTATCAGGACGGAGTTGAGCGCGGAAAAATTACGGTATCAAGCTCCGCAACAGCCTATAACACCTCGTCAGACTACCGCCTTAAAGAAGATTGGCAACCTATCGAAAATGCAACGGATCGACTTTTACAGCTTAATCCATGCAATTTTGCTTGGAAGGCTGACGGTTCAAGGGTTGATGGATTCTTGGCGCATGAGGCACAAGAGGTTGTTCCCGAAGCCGTAACAGGCGAAAAAGACGCGATGCGTACCGAAGAATACGAGGCAGAGCCAGCAGTTTACGAGGGTGATGTACTTGTTTCTGAGGCTGTCATGGCCGAGCGTGAAGTACCAGACTATCAAGCTATCGACCAGAGCAAGCTAGTACCTTTGTTAGTTGCCACAATCCAAGAGCTAGAGGCTCGAATTCAGGCACTGGAGGACGCACAATGATCACCCTAACCCAACTTAAACAAGCACTCAAATCACGCACAGTCATACTCGGCCTTTGTGTGGTCGGACTGACGTACGCGCAAACGTACGTCCTGCAAATCGACCTCACGCCCTTCCAGCAAATGTTGGCAGGGTCAGGGCTTGGAAGCGCTATTGTGGTCTTGAGGTTTTTGACCACTATGCCTGTGTCGGAGAAGTAACTGTGAATCCCTTAATTGGATTAGTCGTGAAAGGTGTAACGAGCTTTGTCGAAAGACGAGGGCGCATTGCAGAAGCTAAAGAAAACGCAACGATAGAAGCCATCAAAATTAGAGGCCAAAATGCTGGTTGGATGGATGACTACTTACTCTTGCTTCACTCTATACCTATGATTATGGTGTTTATGCCTTGGACAAGAGATGCTGCATTGCAGGGTATTGATGCGCTGAATCTGTTACCTGAGTGGTATCTACAGGTATGGTTTTCAATGGTGGGAGCCGTTTGGGGGCTGCCAAAACTATCTAATCTGGCTAATCAGATAAGGGCTAAGAAATGAAAACTAGCTTCAAAGACATAGGCACTGGCGTAGCAATTACTATATCTGCGGCTGTCATACTAGGGTTCAGTCAAACCATATCAGAGGCTGAAGCAAGATCGGTTAAGAATGAGCAATCCATCATCGTGTTGACCGAAAAAGAGCAACGCATCTACGATAATGTTGAGACTATTAGAGAGGACGTAAAGGAAATATTGTCTAGGTTGCCGGAGTGAGATACTTTAAGCTAGAAGATTTTAACTGTCAGGAGACAGGTGAGAATGAAATGTGTCCAGACTTCTTGGAGCGATTGGATGAGCTGCGCCACCGTTGCGGATTCCCATTTATTATCACCAGCGGTTACAGAAGTTCACGGCACAGTATTGAAAAGAGAAAGCCCAAGCCAGGCACTCACGCGCAAGGCATTGCCGCCGACATTAAAGTGTCAGGTGGAAACCAAAGATACATCATCCAAAAACACGCCTACGAGATGGGATTTAAAGGTATAGGTGTTCACAAGTCTTTTATTCATGTTGATGATCGGGAAACTACCCCTGTCAGTTGGCCCTATTAAAAAAAGCCCCGACTAGCGGGGCAAAGGGGAGGAGTACAACATGAAATATCAACAACAATAGTATTATACATTATTTATTTTCCATGTTACAATCATTTTTGTTACTTTGGAGGATCAAATATGTTTCACGCAGGAAAAGCCCTATCCGCTGTTATGCGGGAGGAAGGTCTAAACCGCAACATACTTGCAGATGAGCTAGGCGTTGCGCCCAATCAAATTAATCGTTGGCAAAACTCAAGAGACCTTAAACTATCTATTGTGATTAAGGTCTGCGATATTGCCAAGATCAATGTAGGTCAATTCATTAGCTTAGGTAAGTAATATGCCAGCACCCGATCTCGACACCCTAAAGAAGATTAGGAAGTATGCGACTGTGCGCGGTAAAGAGCATATTGACAGTGTTTTGAAGTATGGCTCCGCGCAAAAGGCTGCAAAATTACTGGTCGAAGATGGCAAGTCAATTACTCGGCAGTCAATCAATCAGAGCTTGCAAGAAACAATGCGGAGAGCTGTTCAGTCAGGATTTGAGGATAAATCGTTAAACGTCAGAGCCAAAGGCGTGGCCAAGGCGAAGCGTTGGTTTATCACATCGGCACAAAACAACTCAACCGTACACCAAGGCTTTATTGACACTATTAAGGTGTTTTGCGAGCACATGCAAGCCGATCCCATAGCTATTATGACGCGCTACGCGAACCCCGACAAGTTTCACAGGGGAGCCGATTCAGGCATTGAGTGGGATCATTCCATAGATGGTTGGTACTTAGACAAGAATGTTAATTTGGGCGCGAAGCTAATGATCGCTGGTGATGTTAAGGTTGCAGCTACTAGCGCAAACCCACTGGGAGGGCTTGACTTAATTGGCCGAGGGAGGTCAATGATCATAGGCCATGGCCAGTTGCAGATGAGGCTTGTGCCTACTCCGCATGGCGTTGACCCTAAGATGCTCCATTCCACGGGTAGTTGCACCTTGGCCAATTATGGGCGAAGCCAGACAGCGATGAAGGCTAGGGAGCATCATAACCTCGCTGGCTTGTACGTTGAGATGCGTGGAGATGATTTTTATATATTCCAGATTGAGGCTGACAAAAACGGTCACTTTTATTTCTTAAACGAGCACTTTACACCCGATGGTGTCACTGAGGGTCACAGGCCATTGGCTTATATTATTGGCGATGAACACCGAGTTCACATGACCAAGAAAGATCACGATTGTTTGTGGGGTAAAAAGGGGCCGATAGAAACGCTAAACCCAGAGTGCTTGGTTAGGCATGATGTGGATGACTTCTATACTCGCAACCACCACCACAAAGATGACCTTATGCTGTCCATGCACAAGGAGAAAACAGGTCACAAGCTGGTTGAGGATGAGCTAAAGGAAACAGCAAAATACCTTAATGAAACCAGTAAGGGTCGCATTAGCTATGTGGTAGATAGCAACCACCCCAATGCATTTGGCAAGTGGCTTAACCGATTTCAGCCTAAAAACGATATAGCCAACGCTGACTTCTATATGCGGTATATGGGTCACAAAGGTCTTTATGGTAACTCATGGGCAGATGATGACTTTACCTACTTTATGACAGAGTTTTTGCCTGATCGAGAAAAGACCGAGAATAATGTCGTGTTTTTGACGCGCAACGATCAGCTATTGTTTGCAGGGATTGATTGTACGCATCATGGCGACAAAGGCGCTAACGGCGCTAGAGGCTCGGCACAGGCGTTTAGCAAAGCGTTCTTAAAAATGACAACAGGGCATAGCCATTCGCCGAGCATTTTTAAGGGAGCCTGGTGCGTTGGCACTTGGGCAATGAAAATGACAGAGCAGTATGCAAAAGGCATTGGTTCGTGGATGGTGATGGATAACATTATCTATCCCGATGGAGCACGATGCATGATTACACATATTAACGGCAAATGGAGGGCGTGATGAAAGATGACGACTTTGGATTTTAAATGAAATATTTTACTTTATTCTTTAACATTAAATACTGCAACGCGGAGCCGCCTTGCTTCTATGATTACGGATCAGGCAGATACTTAGGCAATGTTTGGAAGCATATTAACAATGCTCCGCATCGGCATTTATTTTGGAATATTTGGTATAAAATAGACTAAAAAAGGAGAACATGATGAGCAAGGTATATATAGCAGGGCCGATGACAGGGTATCCACTTTATAATTTTGAGCAATTTTTTGCATGGGCTGCGGCCATAAGGTCAGTTGGCGACACGCCTTTAAATCCAGCGGAACACGATGTTAGCAAAATGTTTAATGGCTGGGTTTATAATGAGGCCGATTATGATGAGATAATCGAATACGACTTAAATCTTATACGAAAAGAAGCAGACAGAATGTTTATGCTGCGGGGGTGGAATTTTAGCAAAGGCGCTCAAATGGAGCATAGCTTGGCGGTTGAGCTTGGTTTAGATATTCAATACGAGGCTAAAAAGCATATTTATATTGTTGGCCACGGTCGGCATGGCAAGGATACTGTAGCTGAAATTCTGCGGGATAACTATGGTTTTACGTTTACCGCAAGTAGTTGGTTCATGGCTGACAAGGTTGTGTTTCCTGAGATTAAAGATAAATACGGTTATACAACAGTAGAGCAATGCTTTGACGACAGACACAATCACAGAGGCGAATGGTTTGACTTAATAGATAAAGCAAACCCCAGCGGAACCGAGTTAAGTGAAGCTATATTTAAGCAGAACGACATATATGTCGGGATTAGAAACAAAAGAGAGCTTGATGCTGTTAGATCAGATTCAAGGTTTGACCCGCTGGTGATATGGGTTGATGGGTCAAAAAGGTTGGAGCCAGAGCCAAGTGACTCAATGAGTATTACGATTAATGATGCGGATTACGTTGTGGATAATAACGGTACTGTTGACGATCTTTTTGATGAAGTCAACAAATTTGTTAATCAGTTAAGTTTATTGGGCGCAACAGTGAAAGCAGATATTGCAGCAACATAATCCGTGACTGCCTCTTGCGCTTCTTGACACCCTTTGCAAACAATAGCGCGATAGCCAATGCTGTTTAGGTAGTCTATCCATTCCTTTTGGTCTGGAGCAACAGTACCGCCTTTAATGCGTTTCATCTCAATCCATAGGAAGAACTCAGGTATGAACAGATCAGGAACACCCTTGCTTACGCCTTCGGCCTTTAGTTTCATAGCTTGCGTTTTGCCTCGATAGCCGCCATTTGGAACGGCCAATATTCTGACTTTCGGGTATGTCTGCCTAAACCACTTAACAAACTCGCGCTGTTCTTCGTGCTCGGTTGGAACGTGGTTGCTTAGTATTTTTTTGGCTTCAATGCGCGACAGTTTTGGCATGAGGACTCACTTATTTTGTTTGATAATAACGACATTGTATCATGGATAAAGGGATAACAAAAAAGTTTCTGCAAGGACTTGCATTGTCACAAAAATGTGTGTAGATTGCATATACCACGACATGAATTGGTCAGACAGTGGATAACAAGAGGTAATAAACATGGCTATTCAACTAAAAAGCACAAAGGGTTTTGCGGGTTCTGGTGTAAAGCTCTTAGTTTACGGTCAGGCTGGCGCGGGTAAAACATCATTAATACCAACGCTACCCGATCCAATCATTTTGTCAGCAGAGGGTGGGCTATTGTCAATTAGCGGCTCTGACATCCCATATATTGAAATCAACTCGGCATCTACCTTTAATGAGGCGCTTGAGTTTTGCAAGTCAGCCGAGGCATCGCAATTTCAATCTGTTGCGCTTGACTCTATCTCAGAGATTGCTGAGGTAATACTGTCAGCAGAAAAAGCGGCAGCGAAAGACCCGCGACAGGCTTATGGTCAGATGCAGGATATCATGGGTTATTTCATACGAGAGTTTCGTGACCTATCTGGCAAGCACGTTTATTTTTCCGCAAAGATGGAGAAGTCTCAAGACGAGCTAGGTCGCACATTGTTTGCATCATCTATGCCAGGTAACAAGCTGGCACAATCTTTACCTTATTTTTTTGATGAAGTATTAGCCTTGCGCGTAGAGCGCGATGCCGAGGGTAATCCTTTTCGCACATTGATGACAAGACCTGATGGTGTGTATGACGCGAAAGATCGGTCGGGTCGGCTTGATATGTGGGAGGAGCCAGATTTGGGGGCTATCATTAAGAAGATTGGAGGTGAGTGATGGATGATAGAAAATTGTTAGAAAAGGCTAGAGAAATCCCGTCCTTTGAAGCACTGAAAAACCTATTCGACAGGTTTGAGCAGATGTTAGACCAAAAAGAACCCCAACCCAAAAGCATTGTTTGGGAGCCGAACGTAGGTGAAGAGTATCATTGTGTAAGCACCCAAGGCTTAGTGTGGTTAGATTATTATCATGGCCATACGGACAAATTGCGACTAGACCACCACAACATCTACAAAACCCGCGAGCTTGCAGAAAAAGCCACTGAGCATCAGAAGCGTTTTAACATGGTAGCCCAAGCCGTGCATAACCTTGAGCCTGATCAGGTGGTGGATTGGAAGGACAAACACCAGCCTAAACATAGAGTTTATTTTGATCATGACAAAGGTCTTTGGGAACGTTGTACTGTTCGGTTTAAAGATGGTGGTTTCCCACCTCTTACTGATGAAAAAAACATCCAGCCTTTACTGGACTATTTGAACGCGAAGGAGAAAGAAAATGGATGAAGTAGGCTATCTTATTGACAGTATCAAGAAAGCCAAGCAAGAAGAATCGGAGGCAAAGCGCACCAGATTGGCGCTTGAGGAAAGACTTTGCGGCTTGATTGATATTAAAAAAACTGGCACAACTAAGGTAGAGGCTCATGGCCATACTGTTAAGATTGTGTCGCGTGAATCACACTCAATAGACGCGGCAATGTTGGAGGAAATTGCAGCGGAGAATAATTTAGAGCAACACTTAGCAACATTTTTTCGGTGGAAGCCAGAACTCAACAAAAAGGTTTGGGACAATGCCGATGAAAAGCAACGATTGCCATTTACACAGGCAATCACAACCAAAACTGGCAAACCGTCAGTTTCAATAACTGAAAATATAGAGGTATAAAATGACACAATTATTAAATCCCATTAACGTAGACGCATTGCCAGAAAGTGATGACTATGCGCCTGTACCGGCAGGTAAATATCCTGCAATGATCACGGAGGTGGAGCTGAAAGACACAAAGGCAGGTACTGGTCAGCATTTAAAAATGCGCTTCGATATTATTGGAGCCGAGCAGTCGGGCAGGGTGGTGTTTACGAATATCAACATTCGCAACCCTAACCCAAAGGCCGAGGAAATTGCGGCACAACAGTTGGGTCAGCTTTGCAAGGCGATTGGCGTTACTGGGCAACTGACCGACACTGAGCAGTTAATCAACGGTATGTGTCAGATCAAAATTACTGTTAAGGATGACCCGCAGTATGGGCCAAGCAATAAAGTCAAGGGGTTTTATCCAGCATCGAACACAGGTGGTCAAGCGTCAGCGCCTAAGCAAGCGGCGGCAGTAGATAATCGCCCTGCTTGGATGAAAGCCAAAGCGGAACAACCTAATGATGCTGACGTTCCATTTTAGGGGTTGATTATGGTAGCCATACCAAAAAAAATGCATAGCGTTGCATCTAGGATTGACATGGCCCATGAGTTAAAGCTAGAGCAGCCAAGGGCGCACCTTGGTTGTTCTGGCCTTGGCCATCATTGCGAGCGATACATTTGGTTGAACTTCAGGTGGGCATTTATCGAGAAGTTTAGCGGTCGGATGCTTAGGCTGTTTCGCAGAGGTCAGCTAGAGGAAGAGCAAATTACCAATGACTTACGGATGATCGGTATTCGCATTGGTGGTGATCAGACTAGGGTTGACTTTGGCTGTCATGTATCTGGATCGGTAGATGGGGTTATTGAGTCTGGTGTACCAGAGGCTCCAACTAAAAGGCATGTTGCTGAGTTTAAGACACACAGCCTAAAGTCGTTTAAGGATTTGACCAAGAACGGTGTTGAAAAGTCAAAGCCAATGCACTTTGTACAGATGCAGCTATACATGTGGGGTCTTGATGTCGATAGGGCACTATACGTTGCGGTATGCAAGGACGATGACAGTTACTATACAGAGCGCGTTGAGCTAGACCGAAAGATGGCGCAAGAGTTGGTTAACAAAGGGCATAGGCTGGCATTGGCTGATAGAATGCCGCCACCTATATCGACTGACCCAAGTTGGTATCAGTGCAAAATGTGTCCGGCGAGTGATATATGTCATTACTCGAAAAAGACAAAGGAAGTAAATTGTCGAACGTGCGCTCACAGCACATCAAAAGATGACAGCACGTTTTATTGCGAAAAGCATCAAGGGACAGTGCCGTATAAATATCAGTTGGAGGGATGCGATGATCATGTGTTGCACCCTGACCTGGTTCCTTGGGAGATTGACGCAGATCAAAGTACAGAGTGGGTGGCCGCGTATAAAGTTGGCGACTCAGTAGTTAAGAACGGTGAGGGGCATTTTAAATCAAGCGAACTAATTGCAAATGCAGATGCTTGTGCTATGCCTGAAATAATAAAGGCCAAAGAGGTGTTTGGTGGAGAGGTTGTTGGATAACAGAAGGAAATAATGTGGATATTATAAAAAGCGTTTATTTTAGCCAAGCTGAAATTTTAGACTCGATACAGGCGTTATGCGGAATAGATAGATTTGAGTGCGATTTAACTTATGGCAATGGGTCTTTCTATAAAGACAGGTCAAAGCCTTTTTTTAGATTTGACCTTGATAGTGAACTTAATGATGTGGACGTTTGTTGCAGCACTAAAACGCCATTAAAAAGCGCCTCGATAGGTAGCTGTGTATTTGACCCGCCTTTTCTAACATACGTTAGGTCTAAAAGGCAGGGGAATGGAAGCATGGTTATGGCTAAAAGATTTTCTGGATATTGGAAGTACGATGAACTACAAGATCACTACATGAAAACAATAAGAGAGGCGGCAAGGATTATTAAGCCAAGCGGAGTATTGATATTTAAATGTCAAGATATTATTCACAACCACAAGATGCATTGCACACACGCTAACATTTTAAATTGGAGCAAAGATTGGTTTAGGTTGAAAGATTTATTTATATTATGCGCTAAACACAGGATGCCAATGCCTAACAAAAAAGGCACTCAAAAACACGCAAGAATTTTTCACAGTTATTTCTTGGTGTTGCAAAGAAATAAAATTGAGCTTAGTGAAGAGGTTGTCGGATGAGTCACACTAAAAAATTACTAGAGTTTATGGGCGAGGATCAGAGATTTGTTAAGGGCGAGTTTTACAGTTACCGGCAGATCAGTGATGCAACAGGTATTAACATATCAACATTGAAGAATCATTTGAAGTTTAAGTATACGTTTGATGACTTTCTGTTTAGGACTGCAAAAATAAAAGTAAAGAACAATTACCCAGTGTTTGACAAGAAGTCAGAAGAGGTGTCGGCTCAGTGGTTGAAAAGGAGGCTGGTGTAATGCCACTTAGACCCTACCAACAGAGGTCGATAGATGAGTTATTTGAGTGGCTACAGAAGAACGATGGAAACCCTTGCTTAGTGCTCCCAACTGGAGCAGGTAAAAGCCACATTGTTTCGGAGTTTTGCCAAGTTGTTGTTAAGTCTTGGCGCGACACAAGGATACTCATGCTGACCCATGTCAAAGAGTTGATCGAACAAAATGCAAGTAAGTTGCGGAGCGCATGGCCGAATGCACCACTAGGTATATACTCGGCAGGGCTTAACCGCAAAGACATTGACAGTATAACCTTTGGCGGCATACAGTCGCTACGCAAGAAAGCCCAGCATCTTGGGCATGTTGACATTATACTGATTGACGAATGCCATCTGATAAACAATAAAGACGAGGGTGGTTATCGTCAGCTTATTGGTGATCTACAGGCTATTAATCCAGATATAAGAGTTATTGGCCTAACGGCCACCCCCTATCGGTTGGGGCAGGGTTATATTACCAACGATGGCGCAATCTTTAATGATCTTATTGAACCAGTTACCATTGCCGAGCTAGTTACTGACGGATACCTAGCGCCATTGAGGTCGAAGCTGACAGATTCTCACCTTGACACCACTGGAGTAAAGAAGCGCGGGGGTGAGTTTATCGAGAGCCAGTTGCAAGCAGCAGTGGACACCGACCCTATGAATCAGGCGGTGGTCGATGAGGTGATACAGCTTGCAGGTGATCGCAAGGCTTGGTTGTTTTTCTGTTCGGGTGTAGATCATGCCATGCATGTTTGCGAGGCACTGCAAGCAAGGGGCATTGTGTCTGAATGCATAACAGGTAAAACACCTAAAGCAGAGCGCGAGGCAATCATTGACAGGTATAAGCGAGGCGAGATACAGGCATTGACCAATGCCAATGTGTTAACCACTGGCTTTGATTATCCCGACATTGATCTCATTGCCATGTTGCGCCCAACGATGTCGCCTGGACTGTATGTACAGATGGCAGGTCGAGGGATGCGGTTGAAGAGTCATACGGATCATTGCTTGGTTCTGGACTTTGCAGGTGTTGTTGAGCAGCATGGCCCTATTACTTATGTGCAACCACCAAAGGACATGGGTTCGCGTGAAGGCAAGGGTGAGGCTCCAGTTAAGGCTTGCGATGAGTGCCATGAGCTAGTCCATCCCGCGGCTAAGGTTTGCCCTGCATGTGGGTTTGAGTTCCCGCCACCTGAGAAAGCTGACTTGACCTTGCATAACGATGACATCATGGCTTTATCTGGCAAAGAGTTGAATATAACAGGATGGCGATGGATTAAGCATACAAGCAGGTCAAGTGGCAAGGAAATGGTTAAACTCAGTTATTTTGGCGGGTATAATGAGAGGCCAATCCATGAGTACCTGCCAGTGGCACATGGCGGCTATGCAGGTCAAAAAGCAGTAGCTACTGTTATGAGCATGGCAGGTAGTGCAGGTTGCGACATATCGCAGTGTGGTGATATGCAAGCGTTGTGCGATGCAATGAGTGGTGCTATGCCACCGGCAAGCATTGAGTATAGAAAAGATGGTAAATTTCATAGAATTGTAAATAGGAAATGGAGTGTTAACAATGATTAAATTAATGCAAGGCGATTGCCTTGAGTGCATGAAGGAGATACCAGAGGGGTCGGTTGATATGGTTTTAACTGATCCACCTTATGGCACTACAGCTTGTAAATGGGATTCTATAATACCGTTGGAGCCTATGTGGGATCAGTTGAGGCGGATTATCAAGCCTAATGGTGCTATAGTAATGACTGCAAGCCAGCCGTTTACAACTAGGCTTATCGGCTCAAATTACAAGATGTTCAAGTATTGTTGGGTGTGGGATAAAAAAATACCAAGTGGCATGAGTTACGCTAGATTTCAGCCGATGCGACAACATGAAGATGTTATAGTTTTTTGTAACACAAAGACCACATATAACAAACAAATGACTTTAAGAAGTAAACCAATTAAATCAGGCGGTACAAAGAAAAGCGAAACAGCACCAATCGCAAATAAAAGTAAAGTTTTTGAAAAAACATATACCCATAAAAACCCTACAACAATAATTCAGTGTGACAAGATCAGAAAGGGCAGCTTACACCCCACACAAAAACCCGTTGCATTAATGGAGTATTTAATTAAAACCTACACCAACGAAGGTGAAACAGTTTTAGACTTTACAATGGGCAGCGGAACAACAGGCGTGGCTTGTGCCAACACCAACCGCAACTTCATAGGAATAGAGTTAGATGAGACCTATTTCAACATAGCTAAAGAACGTATTAACAAGGCAGAAGAAACTGGGAGCAAACATGACTGACTTAACAACAATCCTACCGGCTAACTTTAGGATCAACACCGAGACCGTAAACAAAAGCCCTATGGAGCAGGTAATAGATGCAATGCACGATGCAGGTATAACGCCACCCAGCGAGATTATCATGGATGGCAAGATACGCAGGTTTGGCAAGAAGAAGAACTGTTGGTATGTCCTGTTTGAGAGTGGTATAGCAACTGCCGGTCGATTTGGCGATTGGAAACAGGGGCTTGATGTGACCTTTAGAGCAGACATTGGCCGAGAGTTGAGCGCACTGGAGTCGCTGACAATGAAACGGTCAATACAAAAGGCGCAGGAGATTAACAAGGTTGAGATGGAAAAGAGGCGAGAGTCTGCGGCGCTGTCTGTGCAATCAATTCTTGAGGCTTGCGCCGAGGCTACCGATGATCACCCTTACTTAGTGGCCAAGGGCGTTAAGTCACATGGCTTAAAGGCAACTGACGATGGTCGGCTCGTGGTTCCTGTCATGGACGGTGATCAGGTGGTCAGCTTGCAGTACATTGATGGCGATGGTGGCAAGTTGTTTCATACTGGAGGCAAGACTGAGGGTTGTGAGTTTGTGGTCGGGGGTGAGATTGGTTCAGAGGTTTATGTGGCCGAGGGTTACGCCACTGCCGCCACGATTTATGAGGCAACGGCTATCCCATGCATAGTGGCATTCAATGCCGCAAATATCCCACGGGTATGCGAAAGATACAAGGGCGTAGGCGGCGTTGTGTTCGCAGATAATGATGAGCATGGGGTAGGCGAGAAGTACGCTAAAAAGGCCGTTAAATACGGTTTTAAGGTGGTTCTACCACCCTTGGGTATGGATGCCAATGATTATGTGTTGGATGGCGGTGATTTGAATGAGTTGATTGAGCCTGAAAAGAAAGCTGATTGGCTTACAGGGTTTGCCGATCTGCGAGGACAACCCGCACCATTGCGGTGGATGATTAAGAATTGGATTCAGGATGACTCGTTGATCATGGTGCATGGCCCCAGTGGGTGCGGTAAGAGCTTCTTGGTGCTGGATTGGTGCTTGCGTATTGCGTCAGGCCAAGGCGAGTGGATGGGTAACAAGGTAACACCTGGCTCAGTGGTTTATCTGGCCGGTGAGGGTCATCATGGCTTTAGAGGGCGCATAGAGGCATGGGTACAGGCTAATGAGTGCGATCATGCTGACTTCTTTATGAGCAGCTCAGGGTGCGATCTAAACAAGCCAGAGGGCTTACAGAAGGTCTATGAGTCGCTCAGTCAGTTACCAGAGACACCGAAGTTGGTTGTGGTTGATACGTTGCACCGATTTATGTCAGGCGATGAGAACAGCGCACAGGACGCTAGGACGATGATAGACGCATGTGGAGCCATTATGAGGGACTTTGGGTGCTCGGTTATCCTTGTGCATCATACAGGCGTTAACGAGGAAGCACAGCATCGTGCGAGGGGTTCTAGTGCATGGCGCGGAGCGTTGGATATTGAGATCAGTGTTGTGGCTGCAAAGGAAGATAAGCCAATGGAGATTATTCAGCGCAAAGCGAAAGACTCTGAAATGGCTCCGACAATGTATGTCAATTTGGAGAAGCAGGATATTGATGGTTGGTATGATGAGGATGGTATTCAGGTTGGAAGTTTGGTTGTTGTTGCCGCCGATGCGCCGGTCAAAAATGACGGAAAAAGTAGGGCAGCAAAGTCACTTTTTGAGAACATGTGGCACGAGTCTGGACGCGAATTATTGAACGGTTGTCCGTTCGTCAGCAACGCTTTTTCGCAGGGAATTTTTGAAAAAATGGGTCATTCTGCGGCAACGGCGAAAAAATACTCATTAGGCACTCAAGATCGTGGCCCACTCGCTCAATTAAGGAAAAAGGAACACATAGAAAAGCATAGTTCAGGGTGGTACGTCTGCGAACCCGCGTGGTTACTGGGCTTGAAGGGTAAGGAACAAAAAGGAACATAAAGGAACTTTTGCAAAATGTTCCTCGGGGGCAAAAAACCCGAAAAAGGAACAAAAAGGAACACACCCTTATAGGGTGTTCCTTATGTTCTCTTTCGGAGTGCGGTCGAAATGTTAGGTGGAAATAAAGTAACAAAAGTGTTTGCATGTTGTGTATCAAAAGTGTTAGCATATTGCTTCAATAATTTAGGGGGTAGTAATGCTAAACGGACTAGGTGATTTTTATTTTATGGTTGGCGCGGGATGCGTCTTGTTGATGTGGTTTGCTTTGGGAGGTATGGTAATACTTATGATGTCTAAACAGCACGATTGGGAAGTAAACGATCCAGCATGGAAAAATGGGCCAGAGGATCAGGAGAGATTTTCAGAGGAGCCTCCGCACAAAGAGCCAGAAGATGATCCTGAGTGGGTTAAGCATGGGAGTGGGATGCATGACAAGCTATGAGCTTAAACTTAGGAAAGCAGCTTTTGATCACTTGCAATGCCTTAAATTTGTTTATTCTAATTACGATGGTTCTTTTCGAGAGGGAGTAAAGGAGGTGCACATCGCTTGGACGCATGATTGTAATGTGAATATTTTTAGGTTTTTGTTCAATGTTGAGCAGTTAAAATTTACCAGACTGTTATGCCCTTATGGAAAGACGCTAATTGAGTTCACCGATGACGAGGGATGCATAACCAACATGACTAAAATGCATTAGCATATCGCAATGCGATATATATAATACGCCTCCCTATAACCCAATACGGAGGCTTTTTTTATGCTAGTTACCTGCTTGTTTATACTCTGCGGTTTGACGCTTATCGCTAAAGACGATCTCATGCTATAATATTTACTATTCCACGGTTGTCATGTGGATTTACTATTCCACGGGTATCGCTAAAAATGAATATACAAATCGATTTTGACACCACCAAGCTATCAGGCCACCTAGATGATCTCAAACGCAAACAACTGCCGTTTGCAACCAAAAATGCACTTAACTCGCTAACCTTTGGGGTGCAGCAAACCTTAAGGTCGGGAGTTGATCGCTGGGTGGAAGGTGGTGCAGTACCGTTCACCAAAAGCGGTATACAAGTGCATAAGGCCAGTAAGCGCAGCTTGTATGCCGCGATATTCTTTCCCGACAATCGCCCTTATATGCGAACTATGGTTTTTGGTGGTACGCGAAAGCCGTTGAAGAGCAACAAGAAACTTATCGTGCCTGCTTACAACAAAGAGAGAAATTCGGTACAGAGATTAAACAAACGAGGGAACATACCGAGAAATACCCTAGCTAAAAAAGCGTCAAACAAGGCGCTTCATTTTGTAGGTAAACCAATAGGAAAAAAGCATAAGAATAGGCCAACTGGTTTATATAGGCGGTACAAAAGAAAAGCGCCTAAGTTAATTATCGCCATGGACGAAAAGCAACTGACCTATAAGCGCATCTGGCCAGCCAATGAGATTGGCATTAACTATGTGCAGAAACACCACCGGCATGTTTTTGGTAAAGCACTAGGCCAGGCCATCGCAACTGCAATCCCTCGCGTAATAGACTCCACTGGTTATTAAAATATTTACTATTCCACGGATACGGCCAGTATTTACTATCCCACGCATACCGTCAATATTTCCTATCCCATGGCTATCCCATGGATACCGTTTGAATCGCCTTTAGCAAGCCAAAATGTCGTTTTTGGATAACTCGGTGTCGTTTTTAGGTAAATTTGAGAATAATTGACAATATTTTGGGATATGCGGTGAAAGGTGTTGCAATTCGTTAAGGGTGGCATTATTGTTACGCTCTCAACAACAAAGCAGAGGATAAATCAACATGAGAGAAGAAATTTTAGAAGCGATGGATGAGAAGGGAATTATTTTATCTGAGATGGCAGACGCTCACTCGCTTTATGAGGCATTGGATTATGATGGCAGATTACATGAAATTATAGATAGCTATATCTGTATATATTATTATGAACTTCGCGCATGGGCGGTTGATAATTGGGAATTTGTCGAAGAGGCCATCGAAGAGGGATTATGTGAAGGCGTATCGGATTACCACAAAATGATACAGGTAGGGCAGTATGTTTCTCTTAGGTATTATGCGTTTGATGCTGTTGAGTCAATTTATAATGATTTCATTGAAGAGGTGACAGCATGATCGAACTATTCGGTGGCGCATTACTGGTGGCTATGGTTGTCATAGTGTGGGAGTCGGAGAAGATGATCCAAGAAAAAAAGAGGGGGAGAAAATGATAGTATTGCATGGCGTGACACTGGACGATTACGAGTTTAATAGTGATAGAGAGTTAAATTATGGATGGACTCAAATCTGTGAAGGTTGCAGAGGCAAGTTCTTACAACATGGTGTGGCGCATGATGAAGGTCACGGCATTTGCGGAGTGTATGGATGTGACAATGTTAGCGACCATTATCTGGATTTTGATAAATGGGAGATGACTAATGATTGAGTCTAACCCCATCTTAAAACCTCAATCAATACCTATTGAGCGAGCTATCAAGTCCGAGCGAATGCGCCTATCTGATAACCTGGATAGGCCGCAACATTCCGCGCTATTGGCGCAACTAATCGAACAACAACAACAAGGTGCAACGTGTTTTTACGTTGTGCCGTTTTAACTATGGGGTGATGATGATGAAAAAAATAACTAACTTCAAAGGTTTTGATATCTATTTTGAGCCTTTAAAAGAACTTACTTCTATGAGAAAGCATTTTTTAGAGGAGTGTGACTGGTCAAAAAAAGATTATGAAGCCCTTACCGCAACTAAACCCAAGTGGTTTATAGCTCGTGTGGTCGCCAAGAAAGGTGGCATTGAATTGGGTGAAGAGTTCTTAGGCGGGTGCTGCTATCGCTCACATAAAGAATTTTATACCACATATTTTGGCGACTATTTCAAAGGTATGATGGAAGAGGCTGTTAAGAACGCAGAGGCTCAAGTAAAGCGAATTAATTTTGATGGAGAGGCAACAAACAATGAATAAAAAAACAACCGTGATTGTAGGCGACAAAATCCACCAGGACGCGCAAATTGAAGCAGCGCGTTATTTGTGGCAAAAAGAGCAGGATAGGCGCGATGAGGTAAAGGCGCATATTAACGCGTGGTATGGTGGTCTGTTTGCCGTTGCGTTGGTCTTTGGATTGTCTGGTCTCATCCAGTAACGCTTAATAGTAACCAACGAGAGCCGGCTATATGCCGGCTTTTTGGGTGAAGGTATAAATAACTTGATAACGGAGTAATACAGTATGGAAAGGTTTTTTGAAGTATATACATATTTTGGCAAAGTATTGGCACGGTTTTATGTAGATAAAGGCGCAACCCACCACGATGCATTGGAGAAAGCGAGACTTTTTATTGTTAAATTGGAGAAACAAGGGACTACTTGCTGGTTAAGGTGTAGGTCATAATGATGCGCTAGTTAAGTTTGCATTTACTCCACCAGACTGGCTATGATAGCCTAACCAACTAACAGACAACCGCCCATAGTGGGCGGTTTTTTTTCGCCTACGATAAATTGCCCTGTCATGTGACCTGTTAAAACTGGTCACAATATCCCACTTTGCCCTATAAAAAGGGCGTTATTTTGTCACAATTTACCACTTTGCAGCCTAAAACAGGTCAAAAGGTACTCCCAAGCGACACGCGGCGCGGGTAGTTCGCGGCGCAAATTAAGTTTAGCGACAGAATTTCGCAAAACTAATTAGGTGTTTACAAAAGTGTGACACTTAGGCATAATGTGTACACATGAATATAACAACTAGGAGAGAGTGATGGATAGTCAGGAAAAAATTGTTATGCCTAAGCGAGAAGGCATTTTTAATTTCGATATTTATAAAGCTATTTACGATGTATCTAAAATGGGCGTGCCTTTAGCAATAGTAATTTCTTGGGGTGTAAATAAGTCAATTCTTTGGGCTGTACTACAAGGGTGTTGTAGTTGGTTTTATGTAATTTATTATGCTTTGACACGATGACAACAGGAGAGAGTGATGAAAAAATATGACATAAAGTTGTCCGTACGTGCAGATACGCGCGAGGACTGGGGCCCACAACATAAAACTGTAGTATTAAAAGGGGTTGAATGCTCTTGTTGCGATGCCGCTGATGATTTTGCTGATGCTTTAGCAGAATCAATGCCTAGCAATACTTATTACTGCGGGAAAAATGCCTGTTATATTGAAAATGAGTGGTGGGGTTCATCCACCCACTCAACAGGAGAGAGTGATGAACCTTTATAAAGTAAAACTGACTTATAAGCTTTTTGATATTGTCGAGGTTAAAGCGGAAAGCGCGGAAGATGCGCTAGAAAAAGCGCCTCCGCTTTCCGATGACGCGGATTTTGAGCTACATTATGAAGGTAGCAAAATACTTGAAGTTGAAGAAGCGGGAGAGAGTGATGAAGTGGATAAGTGTTGAAGACCGTTTGCCAGAAGAAGATAGGCCTGTTATGGGGTGTGTGGCTGATAAGTATTCTCTTACAGGTAAAGTTTCTCTAAGTATTGTTTACTACTACGGGATTTTTAACGGATGGCAAGCCCTTGATGATGGAGTTTTATTAGGGCAAGCCCTTGATGATGGAGATTCATTGGATGTCACACACTGGATGCCGCTTCCTGAACCACCGGCAGGGACATATGTTGAAGATTATTGACACGAATGGGTTGACTATGCAACAGGAGCAAATGAAAAATAAATGCCATCCACAGGAGGAGTAAAGGTCGGCTCATCATACGATGAGGCTAGAACCCGCAAAATGAACGCAGAGGCCGAGGTTGCTGAGTTGACCTTGGAGCAAATTCATGGGACATTGGTTGCGGCAGACGATGTTGTTGCTGCGTGGGAGGATGTGTTGGGCGCGTTAAAGTCCAAGCTGCTATCAATCCCGATTAAGGCCGCGCCCGTAGTTGCTGCGGAGAGCAACACTAATTCATGTAAAGCGGTGCTAGAGGATTTGATTAACGAGGCACTTGAGGAATTGTCAAATTATGACCCAAAAGTTAAAACGAGCAAGGATGAAAAACCTGATAGCAAAGGCAAAAAAGGCAATTCAGGTGCTAAAACCGCCTCCAGTTCTAACGGTAAGCGAGTGGGCAGACCAAGAAAGACGGCTCGACTCGCAAAGTAGTGCGGAGCCTGGTCGATGGTATACGTCAAGGGCTGAGTATCAGAGAGAGATTATGGATGCTTGCTCTGATGCGGGTATCGCAGAGGTGGTTGTTATGGCTGGTGCTCAGTTAGGCAAGACCGAAGCCATCCTCAATATCATTGGTTATCATATAGATAATGACCCAAGCCCTATGCTGGTTCTACAGCCAACGCTAGACATGGCTCAGGCGTTTAGTAAGGATCGAGTAGCCAGTGGCCTACTATCGTCAACACCCTGCCTCAAAGATAAAGTAAAAGACCCACGCGCCAGAGATTCTGGCAACACTACCCTGCATAAAGTATTCCCTGGCGGCGCATTGACCATGGTTGGCGCTAACAGTCCATCTGGCTTGGCATCTCGGCCAATCCGCGTTGTTTTGTGCGATGAGGTGGACAGGTATCCCGCTAGTGCTGGCTCGGAGGGCGATCCTATCCAGTTGGCGCGAAAGAGGGCTGCAACATTCTGGAACCGCAAAATCATCATGGTTTCTACGCCGACTAACAAAGGTGCATCGAGAATAGAGACTGCTTATGAACAATCTGACCAGCGTCAGTACCATGTACCATGCCGACACTGTACCAAGGGTCAGGTTCTTAAATGGTCAAATGTTCATTGGGAGGCTGATAAACCTGAGACTGCGAGTTATTTGTGCGATAATTGCGATACAAGTTGGTCGGAAGCTGATCGAATGTGGTCTATCCGCAACGGCTACTGGGTTGCATCAAAACCATTTACAGGTACGGCGGGTTTTGCTATCAATGGGCTTAACTCTCCGTGGACTCCACTAGCTGATGGGGTCAGGGACTTTTTGTCGGTAAAGAAGAACCCTGAGCAGTTGCGAGTGTGGACTAACACCTATCTAGGTGAAACATGGGAGGATGCTGGTGAACGAATAGATGACTATGAGTTGGCAGAAAGGCGAGAGGAAATGCCTTACCTGCCAGATGATGTAATGCTTATAACGGCGGGCGTTGATGTTCAGGATAACAGGTTGGAGATTGAGACTATTGGATGGGGTCGGGATGATGAAAGTTATGTGCTTGATTTTGGTGTGCTGTATGGCGACCCAAGTACCGCAAGATTATGGGCAGATTTGGACTCGCTCTTACTCCGCGAGTATCAAACGGCCAACGGAAGGAAGCTAGGTATTAGGGCGGCGTGTGTCGATTCTGGTGGTCACTATACCGCATCTGTCTACGCATACTGTAAAAAGAACTATGGTCGCAGGATATTTGCGATAAAGGGTATTGGTGGAGAGGGCAAGCCCATAGCTGGCAAGCCTAGCCGAAACAACATAGGCAAATGCCCTTTGTTTGGCATTGGGGTAAATACGGTCAAGGACTTAATTTTCGGTCGGTTAAAGATAAAAGAGACGGGGCCAGGTTATGTTCACTTCTCTGACAGGCTGAATGATGAGTATTTCAAGCAGCTAACGGCTGAAAAGAAGGTTTTGCGTTACCATAAGGGGTTCCCCAAAAGCGAATATATTAAGGTGCATACTCGAAACGAGGCATTAGATTGCATGGTGTATGCTATCGCGGCTTATGCTATACTAGGTGTGAATATCAACGCATTAGCGGAAAAGGTGGAGAAAGAGTTGGAGAAAAAGCCCGTTAAGGTTGATAAATCAATACAAAAACACCCTGTTTTGGCGCGTAAAAAGCCACGCCAAGGCGGTTTTGTTAATTCATGGCGATGAAATAATATGGCAAATGCATTTAGCGCACAAGACGCACCATCTACTGAGCCAGAGAGCTTTGTTATTGGTGATTTCGTACAGTGGAAACGCACTGACCTGTCCTCCGACTACCCCAACGATCAATATACTGCAAATTATGTGTCCCGCGATGCAAAAGGCGGCTCCCATGAGTTTGCTGTTAGTGGCTCGGCAAGCGGTGATGACTACCTGTTCTCGATTTTAGGCTCCGCATCTAACTCATTTAGCGGTGGGCGACACCGATGGCAGTTGGAGATAGTCAGAAACAGCGACAGTGAGCGCGTGGTTATAGATTCTGGCCACTGGGAGATTGTTGTTGACCTTGATGATAGCAATGTTGACCCAAGATCACACGCTGAGATCATGGTTGACAAGATACAAAGCATTTTAGAGGGTAAAGCTGACTCTGACGTTGAGGAATACTCAGTACAGGGTCGATCATTGAAGAAAATGAGCTACCAAGAGCTACTTGACGCGAGAAAATACTACAAGCAGGAAGTTAAGTCGGAAAAGCTGAAAGAGATGATTAAGCGCGGAAAAGGTAGCTCTGCCACAATAAAGGTGACGTTTTAATGGCTATTTCAGACATTTTTAAGCGCAAAAAAGTGCAAAAGCGGCGAGTGATGCCTATAGTGCCAAGAAGCTATGTCGCGGCAGGGGTTAACAGGTTATTTGCTGATTTTGGTGTTAGCGACAGCTCTGCCGATGGAGAGTTGCGAACGGCACTGCCTGTCATGCGAGCTAGATCGCGGGAGCTGTCTCGCAATAATTCCTACGTCAAACGCTATCTTGGCTTGCTAACCAAGAACATTATCGGCAAGAAAGGCATAACCTACCAATCAAAAGCATTAAACTCTGATGGAACCATGGATACAGGCGGCAACGAGCTAATCGAGTCGGCGTTTCGGGCATGGGGTCGGCTGGGTAACTGTACTGTTGATGGTAAGATGACATTTTGCGATGTGCAGAAGATGGCGGTTGAGTGCGAGGCGCGAGATGGTGAAGTCTTTATATTAAAGCACTTTGGCTCACAGTTTAAGGATGGTGTGGCGTTGCAGTTTATTGATGCCGACAGGGTTGACCATGATGTAAACAGGCGCTTGGAAAATGGCAACGAGATACGCATGGGTGTAGAGCTTGATGAGTTCAAGAGGCCAGTTAGATACCATGTGCTTCAAGATCACCCAGGCGATGCAGGTTTTCAGGCAAAAGCCGGTCAGAAGAAGTATATTAAAGTCCCTGCCGAACGTATGATGCACATATTTAAAGCGGAACGCCCAGGTCAAACGAGGGGTGTGCCTCGAACCGCACCAACGATGAGCGCCATCAAGCAGTTAGATGGGTTTAAAGAGGCAGCAATCGTTGCGGCGAGAGTTGGAGCGTCCAAGATGGGCTTTTTTACGTCTAACTCAGGCGATGACTTTAATGCTGACGAGTACGATGGCGAGACTCCAGTAATGAACGCAGAAAGCGGTACTTTTACTCAGTTACCGGCAGGAATGGACTTTAAGTCGTTTGATCCTGGTTATCCCACAGGCGAGTTTGACCCATTCCATAAGGCAGTGCTCAAGAGCATTGCTTCTGGTCTGGAGATTGGCTATACATCATTGGCTAACGATGCCGAGGCGACCAGCTATAGTTCCATTCGGCAGGTGGCGCTAGATGATCGAGACTTTTACTCAGACCAGCAGGAGTTTTTTATTGAGCATTTAGTTCGACCTGTTTTTGAGTGCTGGTTAGAGTATCACCTGTCATTTGGCAATAGCCCAATACCGCTATCCCGATTTGACAAGTTTGCGTCTGCGGCAGAGTTTAGAGGCCGGTCGTGGAACTGGGTCGATCCACTAAAGGAGATGAACGCGGCTGTTACTGGATTGCATTCTGGTATACAGTCACTTCAACACGTTGCCGCGCAGTATGGTATGGATGCGGAGGAGTTGCTGTCTCAAATTAAGAAAGATAAGGAGTTAATGACGCAGTTTGGCGTTGAGTATGCCCTTGAGCCTTATAACGTGCCGAAAGCGCCAGAGGTTGTGCCTGATGAGGAAGATGCCGAGGAAGAGTCTGCCGATACATCGGATGACGAGCTAAACCGAGCTTTGATAACTGCGCTGAGAGTTGTTGACTAATGAAAGCATCGCAAGTTGCTGCGCTGTTACTAGCTAAGATCAAAGAGCTAGATTCACGATATTCAGCTAACGTGTTGAGCCTGTCCGATCTTGTGTCTCAAGTAGAGGCGCAAAAGGGCGATAAGGGTGATCCAGGCGAGTCAATAAAAGGCGATAAGGGTGATAAGGGCGATAAGGGTGACAAGGGTGATACCGGCCCTAAAGGTAAAGATGGCAAGAATGGCTTAAATGGCAAAGACGGAAAAGATGGCTCGGACGGAAAAGACGGTCGCAATGGGTTAAACGGTAAAGATGGTCGTGACGGAATAGATGGCAAAGATGGTAAAGACGGTAAAGATGGCAGGAATGGCCGCATTCCACGGCACAAGATACAGGATGGAGCTATTACTTTTGAGCAACGTCCTGGTGTTTTTGGAGAGCCGATTCGGTTTGTCCAGAATAATAATTATTACGGTGGAGGTGGTGGAGCAGCAGAGGCAAGTCTTACTTGGATAGACTATGCAACTGGCTTTAGCTCCGCGCCCACACTGACTCAAACGATAGCCACTGGTGATGTGTACACTTACACCTATAGCAACGGGACACTGTATCGGCTAGTACCAAGCGGTGCGGAGGCTGATGCGTTTTATAGTGCCTTTACTGGTGGAGTTTTAAGCAATTTAGTTGCGAGTAAAGGGGTTAGTATTTAAATGGCTACGTTTACATCAACGTCAACAAGAATAACCATTGACGGAGCCTACAAAGACTTTACAGGCGGCTCAGGCAATACAACTACAGTCATTCAATATGCTTCTGGTGATGCCCCTGTAAGTGGTGATGCGGGGCGGTTTTTGATGTGGAAAAACGGGGCGGCCACTAAAGATTGGGAGATACGCTTTATTGAAAGTGCTTCTTCATCTACTGTTACCGTAGGAGATGGAGGGTTTAGTTCTGCCCCTTCAAATAGCTCTACGTTTGTCATAAGCACTAACCTAGCTGATGTGGAATCCGCTCTAGCGGCTTGTACGGTTTCTGGAAAGTCGTACTCATTTAATGGTAGGGATTGGTTTGTGACTAATGGTGGGTTTTTCGGTGATGTTGATGTCTCTTTAGACACAGAAAACCAAAACTCCACTACGTCTTGGCAAGCATCAAATGGATGTGCAGTTCAGTTTGGAAGGCTTACAGGTGGCGAGGCTAATAACTCAACTATCACGCGGCAAGGTTGTTATATTTCACTAAACAATTCTAAGCCTTCTCCGAATTCTAGTGTGTTTGGTAATGGAGGTACTGAAGTATCAAATGGCCCAATTTTTAATTTTTATGGTTGTTACATTAAAAACTACACAAGC